AGTATAGGCAATGCCTATACTGGGAGTTCTTTTTATTTTAAGTCTAACATAGTTTGGACGATATGGTCCAATCTATAGGTTAGACTTTTGGTTTGATCCTCTAGTGTAATATTGTCCTTATTATACATAATAGCAAAACGACCAATACTAGCAGTCTCCGATTCAATAGATTTAAGATTATTTATAATCTTTTCTATATCCTCTTGGTACAGATCTTTCGCATACTCAGTTGTAGTGATAGCAATGACTGAGTCTTGGTCGCATCCTTTGTTGACAAACATAGTTACGCATTTTATTGCGTAAAAATGTTCGCTATCAATAGTGATAGTACGGCAGATACATCTGAAGTCAGTGCTACAATCCAACTTTCTTACGCTGTTACCGACACAGATTTCGATTAGACCATGCTGATTATATGTCACTCTAAATGGCATATCACCACGATCTAAAGCATTTAATGCTCTTAGATTTTCACGGTTATCGATTGCGTTATATGCTAATTGTCTTAGCATTGGGGATGTAATATTCATAATTGTTTCCTCCTTAAATAATATAACCAATTATGTATACAGTTATAATATACAATCAAAAAAAACCGATTTACGAGACCCTGTAAAAGTGCTATACCCGAACAACTCATTAAGAAGGAGGTATAAATAAAGATGGCAATACCTAAATTTTTAACTAAAGAAGGCGACTCTCTTATCTTCAATGGTGAAGGAGAGTTAGTATTCTATATACCAGAAGATTACTTTAGATCTGATGGTAATATGAAGTATGCTGAATTTGCTGGTGAATATGTAAATACACTAGGCTTATTCAACTATGAAGTATTTGATAAGAATGGTAAGTCTGAACTAGGGTTAAAGATGTTTTACTTCCCTATGGTAATATCTTGTATGCCTAACCAGGTAGATAAGGTTAAAGACTATGTAATAGATAAGAAGACTCCTATCCCTAAGGACTATCGTGTATTACGTTTCCATAAGGGGGATATTGTAATTCTAAATACTAAATCCCCAGAGGATATCATTAACGTGGAAAACATGTTTAAGATCTTCTTGATTACTGGTAATATTCCTAATACAATCCCTTATGATCAATTACATACATTCCTAATGGATAGTATCAAATACAATGGTAGTTCATTCGGTATCTCAGCTCAAATGTTTGGTATGATTATCTCTCAAGTATGCAGATCTGCTAAAGATGAATCTATTCCATTCCGTTTAGCTAAAGACCCTAATATGAACCACTATAAATCTATTTCTGTTAAGATGGTACCTAAGTATATTTCTCCATTTACATCTATCACATCTGAAAACTGGGATGATGCTGTAGTCAATGCTATCATTAATGATAACCAAGTTGACTCTCCAATGGAAAAAATCCTTATGGGTTAGTATACCCTTATAGGGCGGTATATCAACATAGATGTAAAAGTTTAGTAATATTATAATATGACTAACCTGTAAAATTTGTATTTTAAAGGAGGAAAACATATGATTGGTACTACAATCATTCTAGAAGATCAGTCCGATATTCCTTCCCTACAGATATCTGACAATACGACAAGACCAGTGGTCTTTTCGGCTTTCACTTCTGATAAGGGTACAGAAGACTATATTCATATCCAAGGTAATAAGTTCTTCGAGCAATATGGCGAGATCTCTTTCCAACGCCATGGCCAACCTTTACTTCAAGCTGCTAACGTTATCAACAATGGTGGTATCTTGTATGCAAAACGTGTAGTGCATCCTGATTCCACATTAGCTAACTTTGCAGTAGTTGCTCATCTTAAAGAAGATAAGCAACAATTGTTCCGCTATCGTCATGATGAAAACTTCAATATCATTCGTGAAGAAGTTGAAGAAAACGGTGTTCGTGTTTTGAAACCTATCAAAGACGAAGAATACTGGTTAACTTCTGACGTAGCTCTTTATCCTGAAGAAGCTGATCGTCCTCGATACATCAAAGAAGAAATCATGGAATTAGGTGCAGCTGATGGTTTTGAAACACCTATCACTGACCCTGCTGCTGTTGATTCTGATCCTCGAGTACAAAAAGCTATCATCAATACATGTGCTATTAGCTACTCTGTAGAGTCTATCGATTCTGATACTTTATTGAAAGAAAAGATCGGTAACGATATTAAGAAATTAGCTGACTATGTATTGAAAAAGAAAGGCAATGCTCTTACAGTAGCTGAAAAGTTCACTGGTGAAGCTATTGCTGCTGGTACACGTATGAACGACTACTTGTTATTCGTAGTAACTGACAATGGTCGTGGCGTTTCCAACAAACGTATCCGTGTATCTCTTGATGATACTTTGTCCCGTACAGCTGAATCCGCTCGTTATAAATTAGACGTTTATGAGAATGACGTTGCTTTAGAAAGCATGATCTTCTCCTTGAACCCTGATGAATTAGAACGTGGTTATAACTTGTACATTGACTCTGTATCCAAACGTTCTGCTGCACAAATTAAAGTACATGCTTACGAAGACCAAACTAACTTGTTCTTCCAAGCTGTAGCTAAAATGTCTGGCATTGACGAAAATATCTTGAAAACTTCTGATATTTTGAACGGTCGTGATTATCGTGGTCAAGAATTTGCAAAAATTCATATCAATGATAAAAACGAAGATGGTCAAACTACTACTTACCTAAACGTTTCCGAAGGTCACTTCCTTAAAGGTGGTGACAATGGTAAATGGGGCCGTTATCCTTTAGTATATAAAGAAAAATTGAATGCAGAAGATGCTCGTAAGTTAAACAAAACTTATCGTACTCCTTACGATGAAGAAATGAAAAAAGCTTTCGATGGTACATTCTCTGATGATATCTTCAATACTGATAACACTCCAATTGACGTTGTAGTTGATGCTAACTATGCATTACCAGTTAAAACTGCTATCGTAGAATTGTGTAAATTCCGTCAAGACGTATTCTTCTTCCGTGATTACGGTATTGGTATGAATACATTATTGGCAATCAAATCTAAGAAAGATATGATCGGTGGTATTGATGCTAACCGTTCTCGTTTCGTAGCTGACTATTGCCAATCCTACGACATCTATGACCCTTACACAAACAAACAAATCACTGTAACTATCGGTTATGATATTGCTCGTTTGGTTTGTATGCACTTCGGTAATGGTCGTAACTTGGTATGTGCTGGTGAAGCTAACAGCTGGATCATTCCTAACGTTATTGACAAGACTGTATCTTTTATTCCTAAAGTTACTCCTACATTGGACCAACAAACAAAAATGGAAGATATGCGTGTAAACTATGGTATGAATATTAACAACGTATTCACATTAGTTTCCGAATACACTTCTCAAGACCGTTATACTCAATTATCTTTCATCAATAACGTACTTACTGTACAAGAATTGATCAAAGAGATTCGTCGTCAATGTCCTAAATCTCGTTACAAATTTATCACTGGTCAAGACTTTGAAAAATACAAAGCAGACGTTAACCGTATTATTGAGAAATTCAAATCCAAATTCGCTTCTATCGAATTGGTTATGGAACAAAATACAATCTATGCTGCTAATAAAATTGTATACGCTTCTATCAAAGTTAAATTCAAAGACTTCGTACAATACGAAATCTTCCGTATTATCGCTGTCCCAGTTGCTGAAAACGTATAAGGAAAGGAGAACTAAACAATGGCTTTTACAAATGGTGAAATTCCTTTCATCTTTGATGGTACAACTGATACCAGAGACCTAACAGGTTATGCCCTTTTCCGTGGTACTACTGACTGGGCTAACTTGCAACAGTTCAACCAATTTGAATCTGGCTATTCCTTACTTATCGTATTGGATATTCCTCGATTCTTAACTGAGTTGGCTGACCGTAATACTCGTTACAAGAAACTTATCGATACTTACGTTCATATCTTGGAATATGAATTCCGTGGTTTGAGTGGTCTCGATAACATGCAATCTGAAACTGCAGAATTGACTAATGGTATCCAATCCATTAACGTAATCAACAAAGTTACAACTCCATCTGCTTCTCAGATCTCCATGCGTTTCTTCGAAAAAGCTGGTTCTGTACTTACTAAAGTACATGAATTATACTTACGTGGTATTAAAGATCCTACTACAGGTATTAAGCACTACAATGGTCTTATCGAAAAAGGTGTATTGGATGCTGGTTTCGAAAACGAATGTTTCACATTCATGTATATCGTAACTAACAACACAATGCGTAATATCGAAAAAGCATACTATTTGGTTGCAGCTCAACCAACTAATGCTGACTTCTCTGAATTGTATAACTCTGAAAAGGGTCAATATGAATTCAAAGAATTGTCCATTGAATACAACTGTGTACCTATCTCTAACTGGTACATTAATGAACGTGCTCAACAATTACTTGATTGGGTACGTAAAGGTACTATCTGGAACGAATCTGAATTCCGTTACAGTGGTACATTCAATGCATATCATAAAACTCTTGTTAGCAATGGCACTGGTAACTCTGGTGGCACTGTTGACTTCCAAGGTTAATATGTAAACAAAACTCCCTATATAGGCATTGCCTATATAG